AGGCGCGTCGCCGCCGTGACGCTAACAAGGAGCGCAAGTGACATGGACGGTCGCGCTTTAGCGGAGTACATCCGCGGCTTGATGGTCGGTCTGGCCGTCATGTTCCTGGCAATCGGTGCTGGCCTCGGATACCTCATCCCGTGGGCGTGGCATCACCTCTCAATCGGGTGGAAATGATGTGCTCTGAAATCGATGCGCGCACGCGCGATAACCCTGAAGCCGCAATGCGGCATACGCAGATGCCCGAGTGGATGCATAACGCTATCGCACGCCACATCGAAGAAGCTGGCTCGAAGCAGGTGGTGATGGTGAATCCTGACCCGCACGCAAAAGGCCAGCAGGGCTTCGATAGCGCTACGGAGCGCGAAGCGATGGCGGCCGGCGGCCAATTGCCAGCACCTCACGCGGAGGCAATCGACCGCGCCGCATACGACCGTTTCATGCGGGGGCTTGGCTGATGTGCTCCGGCAACCCCACCGAAATGCTAGACCTCGCCCGCGCTCGCCTGACGCCCGCGCAGTGGGCGAAGTTCGAAGCGGATTTCCATCATCACTGCGATTACAGCGGGCTCGATGTGTTCAATCCGAACCTGCCGGATGGAAAGGTGGCTTGGTCGAAGTGGAGTTACCTCTGCGGGAAGGGGCTGTGATGCGAGTCAGACAACGCACGCGGATGGCTCAGAAGGCGCGATGGAGGCCGTCGTTCATGGACGTGTTCGCGAGGACGTGCAGGAAGAACAGCGTCGGCATCCTCGACAACGTGACGAGAAACAACGCGCTTTTCGAGCAGATCCGATTCGGCGCGAAACTGTGGCGCGAAGCGCGGGGCATCCGGGAGATCGAAGAATGAAACTCTGCAAAAACTGCAAGCATTACAAGCCGCCGCATATGACAGGGAAGTGCTCGATTTCGGAATGGTGCTCTGCACGCATACCCGGAGTAGAGCCTGAGTTTGACCCCGTGACCGGACGAGAAGACGAGCAAAGGCACGACCCGCGATGGATGAGGCGTGAAGCAGGCCATTGCGGTCGTGAAGCGCGCCTATTCGAGCAGCGCCAATCGCTTCTTAGGCGGCTGGTCGGATGAGCATCACGCCACGCCGACGCGTACTCGGCCGCTGGTCCCTGCGCTACGGGCACGAACAACGGGGAAATGATGAACGACGAAATCGACGAACTCCTGATCGACTGGTACGACTACGAGGCGGAATACACGCCGAAGCTCGGCCACGAGCGCGCCTCGGCGATGTGCCGCGACTACCGTTCACGCTGGCAGGATTCCGATGACCTGGCGGACCGCGCTCAGGCCAACGCGCGAAAGCTGGTCTGCGAGGCCGTCGGCATGTGCGTTCAGAAGCTCGATCTTCAGTACCGCGTGGCGATCCAGACGGTGATGAGAAACTGGCGCGGTGGGGCGAAGGTGTTCAACTCGATCCGGCTGGATGATGAGCCTGAGGTGGTCTACGAGCGGGCGAAGAAGTTGCTCGCGCCGCTGATGTACGATAGGGACCTTATCGAGAGGGTGCCGTCATAGCGGAGGAGTCATGGAATACACAACGCGGGAAATAGCGGACAAGTTGCGCCGCTACGCCCATTTCCTGGAATCCGAGATCGCTCGTTATGAGGCAATGGCAGGCCTGATCGACATAGATTCCGACGCGTACATCGGCTTGGCAAATGAACTGAAGCAGACCCGCGAGATGCAGAACTACCTGTGGGAAAAGAAAGAGCGCATCTGACGGGCCGTAACAATTCGCTTGTAAACCCCATGAATTCGTCCTAAACTGCCGCTCGTTGGGAGTAGTCGCGCCCTGAGAAAACCGAATTCATCCCCGAAAGCCCGCAGGCTCCAAGCCTCGCGGGCTTTTTCATTTGGAGAGCCGAAATGCGCAAGTCTCTGCTGATCGCCGCCCTGAGCGCCTGCCTTCCCATGTTTGCTATCGATGGCGAGGCCGCCGCGCTGCCGACCGACGCCGCGCCGAGCAGCACTGAGCCGCTACAGCCGGTCGACACGGGAAACGCTGCTGGTGGTGCCTCATCGGCAGAGCCGAACCCGGCAGTGACGTCTGCCGACGGTGCAGCAGCTGGCGATGGCGCGGGTGAGCAGGGAAACGCCGATGCGAGCACGTCGCTCGCTGGTGCTGCTACCGATGCCAGTACGGCCGGTGACGTCCCAAACGCCGCTGCGTTGCCTGCGGCAAGCCAACCCGAAAGCGTCATTGCATCGTCTGCCCCGATTGCATCTCCCGTCGTCGACATCGTGGCGGCTGCGCCAGCAAGCGTGGCGCAATCGCAGGCTGACGCGCAAGCTCAGTTCGCCGCCGCCGTGTCGCCCGCCGCGCTGTTCCCAGGTGAGCAGCCCGAGGCAACGGGCGCGGCGCACCCGGCGCACACCTTCGCCGACCGCATCCATTCGCTGGCGTTCTCGCTCGAAGGCTCGGGCGACTCGATGCTCAGTCGCATGGGCTTCGAGATCAAGAGTCTCGTCGCACAACTCAAGTCGCTCCTGTAACCCCTCACCATTCGAACCGGAGCCGCTACCCGAAAGGGCGCGGCATCAAGCCATGGCCGGACGCCCATCCAAGTACAAGCCGGAGTTTGCCGCGCTGGCAAAGAACTATTGCCTGCTCGGCGCCAAGGACGATGATCTTGAACGCTTCTTCGAAGTCAGTCAGCGGACGATCCAAAGCTGGAAGAACGATCATCCGGATTTCGCTGACGCGTTGCGCGCGGGCAAAGACATCGCCGATTCGCTTGTTGCCCGCTCGCTCTACGACAAGGCAGTCGGCGGCGACACAACGGCCTGCATTTTCTGGCTCAAGAACCGGCAGAAGCACGCATGGCGCGACCGTCACGAGATCGACCATAGCGGCAAGGTCGCAGTCGATCCGATCCAGCTTCTGCTCTCTCAGGTCGAAGGCACGACCCTCAAACCCAAATGAGTAACGTCGACGCGCTCGCCAAGGACTTCGGCAATCCGGTCTGGAGGCTTCATAACCTCTACTGGATCACCGACAAGTCCGGGAAGGTCGTGCGCTTTACGCCGAACAGCGAGCAGTCGACGTTTCTCGAAGATCTGCATTACCGCAACGTCATCCTGAAGGCGCGCCAGCTCGGCTTCTCGACGCTGATCCAGTTGATGCTGCTTGACGCCGCGGTGTTCACGTCTGACCTGCGAGCGGGCGTCATCGCCGACAACGGCGACAACGTGACGACAATCTTTCGCGACAAGATCAAGTTCGCCTACGACCGTCTGCCCGATGGCATCCGCGAGGCGCGCTACCCGATCACCGACAGCGCGACGGAACTGCTCCTGTCGAACAACTCCAGCGTCCGCGTCGGCACGTCGATGCGCTCTGGCACGCTGCAATACCTGCACATTTCCGAGTTCGGCAAGATCTGTGCGAAGTACCCGGACAAGGCGCGCGAAATCGTGACGGGCGCTATACCGGCCGTTGCACCCGATGGATTCCTGTTCGTCGAGTCAACCGCAGAAGGCCGCGAGGGCGCGTTCTATGACCTCGTAGAAGGCGCGCGCAAGCGCATGGGCCGCAAGCATCTGGCGATCGAGGAGAAGTTTCACTTCTTCGCATGGTACGGCCGCCCGGAATATGAGGTCGATCCGGAAACGGTCGTGATCTCGCCGAAGGATAACGAGTACTTCGATAAGGTTCAGGCCTCGACAGGCGCACACCTTACGCCGCGCAAGCGCGCTTGGTACGTGCTGATGCGCGAGAAGCAGGGCGCGGACATGAAGCGCGAGTTTCCGTCGACGCCTGACGAGGCATTCGAAGCATCGAACGAGGGCGCCTGGTATCGCGAGCAGTTCGACCGCATGCGTCTTGATGGGCGTATCTGCCGCGTGCCGTACGAGTCGGGCGAGCCCGTCAATACCTTCTGGGACCTTGGTGCGAACGATACAACGGCCATCTGGTTTCATCAGCTGATCGGCCCGGAGCACCGTTTCCTGCGCTGCTATGAGGCCAACGGCCGCACGCTCGACCACTTCGCGCAATACCTCACGTCGACCGGCTACAACTTCGGCAAGCACTATCTGCCGCACGACGCCACACACAAGCGCCTGCAATCGGGATTCCAGAACCGCTCGATCGAGGAAATGCTCAACGACATGGGCGTGCGCAATACGGAGATCGTGCCGCGCATTCAGGACGTGACGGTGGGCATCGCACAGACACGCATGGCGCTGACCTCAGCCTACTTCGACGCTGAAGGCTGCAAGGAAGGGCTCGACCACCTCGAAAAGTATTCGAAGGAATGGGACTCGCGCGCCGGCTGCTGGAAAGACTATCCGAAGCACGACGCGCATTCGAACGCCGCCGACGCGCTGCGCCAATGGGGCCAGCACTTCAAGTCGATCCGTAAGGATGACTGGGGCACGCAACTCAACTATCCCCGCTACAACTACGCATAATGGCCGACCGCAAACGCATGACCGACGACGAGCTTGGCACGATCGTCGATGCCGAACTGCGCCAGTCGATCGCCTATATGGGCGGCCGGCTGTCTGAAATGCGCCGTCGCGCCGAGTATTACTACCTTGGCGAAGCCGTTGAGGATCTGGCGCCGCCGCCCGTCCCTGACCGTTCCGCTGTCGTCTCGACCGACGTTGCCGATGCCGTCGAATGGACGCTGCCGCAGCTGATGGAGATTTTCACCGCGGGTACCGATGTCGTCGAGTTCGTCGAGCGTCAGCCGCAGGACGAAGGCGCCGCGCAGCAGATGACGGAAGTATGCAACTACGTTTTCTATCAGCAGAATCCGGGCTGGAACATCCTGCACGACTGGATCAAGGACGCGCTGATCCAGAAGAACGGCATCCTGAAGGTCTGGTGGGACGACAAGGTCGACGAGACGCGCGAGGAATACCGCGGCCTCACCGACGCCCAGATGACGATGATCCTGCAGGACCCGGAAGTCGAGCCGGTCGAGCATTCTGCCTATCCCGATGCGGCCGCAATGCAGGCTGCACAGGCCCAGTTCGAGCAGATGCAGCAGCAATATGCGCAGGCCGCACAGCAGGCGCAACAGCAGGGCCAGCCGTTCAATGCGCCGCCTCCTCAGCCGCCCAATCCGGCGCAGATGCCGATGCTGCACGACGTGACGCTCAAGCGCACGCGCAAGAATGGAAAGGTCTGCATCGAGAACGTGCCGCCCGAAGAGTTCTTCATCTCGCGTCGCGCGAAGTCGATCAGCAATACGCCCTTCTGCGGCCATCGCAAGCAGAAAACGCTGTCCGAGCTGCGCGCGGATGGCTACGAGAACTTCGACGATATCTCGTCAGACACCGAAGGCGACCTGAATCCTGAGCGTATCGAGCGTCTTGCATGGGACGACGATTACGCATGGACCGGTTCCGACGGCACCGAAAGCATGGACCCGTCTGGCCGCGTCGTATGGATCACCGAATGCTATCTGCGCGTCGATTACGACGGCGACGGCATCGCGGAATGGCGCAAGGTCACGCGCGCGGGCGGCAAGACGCTGCGCAATGAAGAATGTGACGGCCCGTGCTTCGTCAGCAACACGACGATCCGCCTGCCGCACCGCTTCTTTGGCCTGTCGCTGGCCGACCTCGCCATGCAGTCGCAGCGCATCTCGACGGACATCTGGCGCGCAATCCTCGACAACATGCACCTGCAGATCAACGGCCGCACGACGGCGGTTGAAGGTCAGGTCAATCTCGACGATCTGCTGACGAACCGGCCGGGCGGTGTGGTGCGCGTGAAGTCGCAGGGCGCAGTGCAGCCGCTGCAGCAGGGTATGGGCGATATGGCTGGCGCGTATCAGGCGCTCGAGTATGCCGACACCGCCAAGCAGGAACGTACCGGCGTAATGAAGCTCACGCAGGGTAGCGACGCCGACATTCTGAACAAGACGTCGAGCGGCAACGCGCGCATGACATCGCGCTCTGACATGCGGATCAAGCTGATTGCGCGCGTCATTGCCGAAGGCGGCATGAAAGACCTGTTCCTGATGATCCAGAAGCTGCTCGCGCAGTATCAGGACAAGCCGATGACGATCAAGCTCACGGGCGGTTGGGTCGACGTCGATCCGCGCGCGTGGCACAACCAGTACGACATGGTCGTGAACGTCGGGCTCGGCACGGGCGACAAGACGGAGATTGTCCAGCATCTGACGGCAATGGGTCAGGCCCAGCAGCAGGCGTTGCAGATCGGCGTAGCGACCCCGCAGAACATCTATAACACGCTCAGGAAGCTCCCGCCCGCGCTCGGCTACAAGAACGCCGACGACTTCTTCACCGACCCGACGAAGGCACCGCCCAAGCCGCCACAGCCGCCGATCGAACTGCAGAAGATTCAGGCGCAGGCGCAGGCGGATGCACAGCTTGAGGCGCAGCGCCACCAGTTCGAGATGGAAAAGGTGCAGTCCTCGCAGCAGATCGAAGCATTCAAGGCGCATCTGGATCAGCAGACCGCGATCATGGAGCAGCGCGCGCAGGCCGCTCAGGCCGCGCAAGAGAACGAGCTTGAAGCGCAGCGCGACATGATGCGTGCGCATCTGGAGCAGCAATCTCAGCGCCTGCAGATGATGTTCGATGCGCAGATGGAAGAGCTGAGACAGAGCGCCGCCGTGCAAATCGCGCAGATCGGCGCCGCGAGCCGCGTCGAGGTAGCTGAGACAGCCGCTGAAACGACCCTGCAGGGCGCGCAGATCGCTGCCGCCAATCAGGCCAGCCAGCAACCGGAAGAATGACCATGCCAAGAGGCCAATATGAGCGTCGACCCAGAAATGCAGTTGCTGAAGGAGATGGACCGCGGGCAGCAGGCACTGGACCTGATTTCACACCCGCTGATGGCGGAAGCGTTCGAGTCAATCCGGCAGTCGTACCTGACGCAATGGGAGAACAGCCCGGCGCGGGACACGGAGGGCCGGGAGAAGATCTGGACCTATCTGAAGCAGTTGGATGCGCTGAAAGCGCACCTGACGACGGTGATGCAGACCGGGAAGATGGCGCAGGAGCAACGCAGCCTGATGGAGCGCATGAAAGCTGGGGCGCGTTCTCTGATGCGCTCGGCGTGATCGAGCATCGTCACAAGCGCTGCCGGATCGTGCACGTATGGCATCCGGCGCCGC